TACGAACCCTCGTACCAATAGTTACATTGGAACTCGTCGTAGCTTTCATTTGGGTTCTTTTTCTTTTCCTCAACAGGCTTATTGTTTCTGAGATAGGTGACGTAGCCGTGCTTGTTTTCGCGCTCTACAAATTGTTTGTAGTCGGTAGAAAGGTACTCAAACTTAAGTACATACACCTTGAAGTCCATCCAAACCCATCTGTTTGTCGTTGGGTCTTTCTTTTCAAACGCCCACTGTGGAAGACTTGTTACGTCCGTCTGATATGGGACGTATGACTTAGCCATTGCTTGAATCTTCTCATCTGAGAATCCAGCCTCCTTGAGTTTAGGATACATGGACTGAATCGTTTCCACCGCGATGTGTCCAATAGCAACTGGATCGTCTTGGTTGTCCTCATTCCAAAGCATAACAAGACGGGCAGGGTCAATGTACTGAACTTTTACCTGTCCGGTCAACTCATCGTTGTAAATCTTTGCTGCGCGGAAGTGGAAGTCAATTGCGTCTCTGTTCAAATCTCGGCGCATATTCGCCCAGTCTGATGAACGGAATCCAGCCTCTGCTATCTTCTCAAACGCCACCTCGTATTTCGTCTTAAAGAAACCCAATCGGTCCGCCATCTCAATCATCATGTCATCCTTTGGGACAAATGGCAACTGAAACTTTGGAAGGTTTAGGCTCTCTAATAGCGGGTTTGTGTATTTTGATTTAACCTGAATGTCAAGCTTTTTGTCTCTCTTTTTGTTCACTATGTTCTTGTCAAGAGACACGCACTTTACCTTGTAGTCGTTATCCGAAAGAACGGACAACAATACATTTGACAACTTACGCATTGGCGAGAATATGTCATAACTGATATTAACAAGTGCCTTACGTTGTGCTCTCGACATCCCGCGTGTGCTTGAAAAAGCCTCGTTCTGACTTATGCTCTTTGCTCCGATTGGAGATCCGTTTGTGAACCAGTTCTTGTACTTTTCCGGCGACTGCATACCCGCACCATAGTTGCGAGTCTCTTGCATTTCGGGGAGTTGGTTAAATGAGAAGTATGTACCACCTGCTGAATAGCGAGACCACAAGGCACGTCCACAGCGCAATCCAAAATCGGGCTTTAGTTTTTCGCTTTCTGGAAGATTGTCATTAGGAAACATGACACCCCCAGCCAGTTGAGGCAACATCATAGCATACAAATTTAGTAATTCAAAGCCAAAAGTACAAAATATTTATTAAAATAGCGATTTATACGTCAAAAGATGAAAACCCACCACTTATGTCAATTGGTTGATAAACTTCCTTGTAGATATCTGGCATACGGCTCTTTATGGCCCTCATGCACCATCCGGTCGCTGCACACAAGTCATGGTTCGTCAAGTCATCAATCCCTCTCATCTGACTCCACTCCTCAATGATCTGCCATATCTTAACGTACTTCACGTTGTTGTTGAAGTAGGTCATGATATCCCCAGCCATCTCGTTCTTCTCCGATTCGCCAGACCAAACACCAGGGCGTGTGTCCTGCTTACCATCGGTTCCAACGTCTTTGAGGAGGTATCCGTCAAACCCCTTCTCCCTAAAGTATTCAACGAGCGCCTCACCATCAGGCCATTCGGGGTAAACATACGCGCCTAGGAATATCGCAGCCTTCAGCCACTCCTCATGGTACTCTGACTTATCCTCGGTCTTCCTGTTGTAGATCATTACCCAGTCGTTGCTCACCCACTCACTTCTTGGCTTGGTATCGGGGTCTGCCTGGCTATCCCTCTTGTAGAATACAGCGGCTGCCGCGTTGGACTTCTTCTTTCCTACGGTATTCCGCTTGTGGAACTTTACTGGGTCACAGCAGAGGAAGAACCTGTTCATAACCGATGGATCGGGCGCGTATATTGGACCCTTCTCAATCGGTGGAATGTATCCCTCTTCGGGTGTCACAATCGTTCTTCTGTTCCTTGCCTCAAGTGGTGGAAGATACGCCATTGTCCAGCTTCCCTTCGGATCATTTTCAACATACACGTCCCCTCCAAACTTGTCACCCATCCACTTCAAGTTTATGTTTGTGGTGATTGGCGTCTTTGAGAACTTGAGTTCGGAGATCCGATCCCTCATCTTTTCAATCGGCATACCCATATCCTTGGGGATCACAGCAAACGCTTGCTTCCAGGACATCGGGAAGTTTTGCTGAAGTTTAATCAGCTTCTCCCATTGACGCTTTCTCTCGAAATAGTCGGCCTGGTTTAGAAGATAACTCTTTGCGCCCTTGGTGATTAGCTTGCCTTCGTTGGACATGACGGGTTCCTTCGGATCGTCAATCACGCTTGATCCATACTCGTCGATGTATCCCTCAACAGCATAATAACCAGGAAGGAAGAAGTTAATCAGTCCAGATGGCGTGGTTCCGTTCTCGTTCCTATCGGAGAAGTGAGAGTCGTTAGCAATGTCAAAGAATTGAGCACCACCACCCGTGTCCATGTCACCAACAGTGGATGGCATGATACAAAATCCTCTGATGTTCTCGCCTCGCTCAATCGCAGGCTTCATAGTGTTGTACCACCACGTTGGGATGTTTTGATCTGCCGCCTTGGAGTCCGTCTTCTTTGCAGGCTCGTCCCTATAAACGAACGCAATCTCAGCCTCACCATCTGCCGCCTTTTCCGTGGACGGAAGCGGAGTGATAAAGCATTCCATCTGTTCTGGGATAATTCCCGCACGAGCTGCCGCTGCAACAGAACCCTCGTATTGGAACCTCAGTCCCTCCTTCGCCTCAATCCTACCCCTGTAGTGTGGACGGAAGAAGAATGGCAACTTGCTTACGGGAGTTTGAATCTGTTTGATGAAGATCTTGTTCACGGCTTGATCCTCGTTCATCGCCTGTATGATGAATGTTTGGTCGGGCATATTCAGCGTTCCCCACGTACAAAAACAACAAGCAATCGCTGTCTTTGCGATACGTCTTCCAGACACAAAATTGATCCCGTGAACGGTTCGTTTTCCCTTGTCAACGGTCACGTTTAGGTTTGGCTGAACGTAGTACTCAACGCCAAGTTCCTTCATGTCTTCCACAATGATCTTCACATCTTGATTGGAGTACTTTGTCTTCACAACACCTTCCTCGCGGTAAATAATCTTGTGCTTGTAGAACGCATCCTGCGTACTATACGCGTACATGAAGAGGTGGAACATTGATCTTTGGTAATCCCGATAGTCGGGCCTGTTGTTGTTCTTACCAAAGTTCTTTACCGTCCAAAAGTTCAAGAAGAAATAATTCGCTCCGTTTAGATATGTTGGCTTCCCTTTAATGAAACACCAATAACCAACGTAACGTCTTTTGATCTGGAGTTTTATCCATTCAATTTCGTTCTTGTAGTACTTCTGGTTGTTTTCTATCTCCTCGTAAATGTCCTCAAGTCTTACGTCGGAGATCTCCTTGTACTTTGACTTGTTGGTCGCGTTCTTTTTGTTGAACACAACCTCGTATATCAACCTAATCTTTTCGGGAACTTCTTGGTGCGTGAACTTCTGATCAACAGGATTTAATCCATATCCATCGACATATGTTAATGCCTCCTCCCTTGTTACCTCCCTTCCAAGATGCTTTGAGTACCACTGCTCAAGACGCGGGAGTGGTATTCGGATCGTGTCCAAATCATCGTCTCCATCATGGAATACAACCTCCTTGTCTTCTTCTAGGTACTCGTAACTCATGGTATAATATCAGGAAATATTTCTTTCTTCTCTCTCCAAACCCTTGCGTAATACTCTGGCTGGATTCCAAGGTTCTCCGCGCGAACAGAGAATGTAATTGCCTTCTGCAAGGTTATGCTCGTCTCGTCGTTCATGATTCGGTTCCTTGCATCCACAAGGCTCTGACGCCATCTCTCAAGACCCTCTTGGAAGTTCTTGTCGTCATTGGATCTGTCCACGGGCTGAGTCAGCAACGCCCTCTGTAGTGCGGCAATACGCATATCCGCCGTGCTCATGATTGAGTAGTCCTCCGAGCATTGGAGCCGAGTGAAGGCGATGTATCGATCCACCGCCCACTCAGCGTTCATCAGACAAAGTTGCACATACCCACTTTCATCGTTTGTTTCGTCAACAATAATGTTGAGCTTGTTCAGTGTATAGCGTTTGCGTTGGTTAATGTCTGGATAAGCCTCGCGCACAGGCGTCCCAGGGGCAAACATATATATCAGGTATCGCATGACTTTGTCTGCGCTTACATCATTGGGTAAGTCATCACTCCTGTCAAAGATATGAGACTGACTCGCGAGGTCCGAGAATCTATAAACTACGGATTCATCATCCGGAATCCCCTCAATGTTGTAAGCTATTTTAGAAAAGTCTAACTTAATCATTCTTCAATCGCTAGTATTATTCGGCTTTGAAATCGAACGTATTCCGTTGAATTAGCCAGTGTTGGATCTAACCGCGTTGCGAATTGAGGCTTGATGCAAACAACATCCCCCTTCTTAACCTTGGTGTTTTTCCATAAAAAGCCTTCTCTGTAAATGGGATCACGGGCAGGCTCAACAACAACTTCAATTCTTCTTATTTTAGCGTCCGGAAGGAATAACGATCCATAGGTTCTGTCATTTGGTAGAACCTTTCCAATGATGTACCCGTTCAGACTTACAATCTCATCGCCGCGTTTTGCTGCGTAGATAGATTGCTCTGGGATAAGGATGTACGTCTTTCCGTCCTTTTCAAATAACTTATCAGCGGATTCCATTTGGTCCCTCGTGTAGGTCGCGTCAAACCAAACATCATCCCCAACAACCCCATCGAACTTGCAGGAGAAGTCCCATCCGCCATCGGTTAAATTTTTTTCAGATACTTTTACTATCTTTCCTCGACGAACGGCCTGCTTCCCTACCTCATCTTCGGTAACAGCTTCCGCCTCCTTCTTTGATTCAGCAAGCATCTTACCATATTCCTTGAAGGCTCCAGCGTCCTTGTATCTATGCTTTTGCATTGATTTGATTGTGTCAATGAGGTCACGGGGATCAACCTCCTCAACGGAGTTCTTGATCTTACTCACAATCATGAGTTTACCGCCATTGAAGTCAATCTCGTTCTCAAGGAGTCCCTCAATTTCTATCATGCACTCCCCACTGAGGAGGCGCAAGGATTCAAGATCAAAGTTTGAATAGCTCATTGTTTGCGCTTGTAAATATCCAATAGTGCCTTCTGGCGTTCAAAGTTCTTCTTGCCAACCTTCACTCCGCTGAATAACTTGATTATCCCGCGACGAAGTGCGTGGTATGATCCATCAAACACCTCAAGTGCGTCCGAGTTATCAAGCAAGTACCATGTGCTCGCCTTGGTTGGATTTAATTGCGAACGGTCGATGTAGTAGTTGTACACATCAATCATTTTCGCGTAGTTCTCTTTAGACTTTGTTCTTATCATAGTGCTCTTGCAGTGTTTTAAAGAACATAGAACGACGAACGCGCTGCTCAACCTTTGTCTCAGACAACTCTGTTAGCGTTGACTTGTATCGGTTGATTGCAAGTACGACCTCGTCCAATTCCTTTTCAGTGATGTTGATGTCGCACAATAAGAGTTTCTTCCGCGCACTAGATGCCATCGGGGTGAAGATTCGCATCACCTCGTAGATCTCAACGCGATCCTCAATCATGCGGTTAATGAGCGAAATGGCTCGCTCCCATGTTTGTTTCCTGTTCTCCATTACTCGTAAACAAAAAAGACAACACTCTCATGAACAGAGTACGTCTCGGTGTCCTGTAGTTCTACCTTTTCAATTTTAGCCTTTGGGATGCAAATACGTTGACCAACCTCAAGTTCGGTGTCGTTCCCGACGTGGGTTATCACTGCGTCAATTTGCTTCCCTGTTTCTTTTTCGATGGTGACGAATACTCGTCCGTCTGGGGGGCGTAAATTAATCATAGGGCAAATATACGCACATTTTTCTTAACACAATCACTTGTTGGTAATATGTAAATTACTATCTTCGTAAAACTTAAACTGACGTGCTGAAAGAGAACTTCTACGGCTGCGATCGAAAGCCATACAAAAAGCGAGTAGATATCTTGAAGAAATTCGGAACAACCCAACGCGCCTACTACTGCGACATCTGTGAGGCATTTCACATTTTTTTACAACAAGACGTGGAGGACGACGAATAGTCTTGCATACATTTGCGAAGTATTCCAATCCTCGTTTGTTAAGAGCAACAACAACCGAGGGTTGGACAAGGTAGATTGCATTTACCAAACCCCAGCCCGTAAAGTTGCTCTTACGGGCTTATTTTTTTTATCTATGTTAATGATTAGTTGCGACAATCACGCCATAAGGAAGGCCCTTAGATTGTCATTAAATGAGATGGCGGTTCTTTGCGACATATACAAACTTTCATCAAATCCGAAGTTTGGATATAAGTGCATAAAAGAAAAAAAGAAGATGGCTGATTGGCTTGATGTAAGTGAGGATACCATTTATCGAGCATTGAAAACTCTTGAGTCAATGGGATACATATCCAGGGATAATAATTCATGCAAGCCTACCCAGTTCATATACAATGTAGCCTGTTGTGAGGAACTTGCTATTTACATCAAGGAGGGAGACACGGAATTGTTTACGGCAAAAATGCAAGAAATGCACTTTAACTCCGACTCGCAAAATCAGAGTCCTCGACTCGCAAAATCAGAGTCGGTCGACTCGCAAAATCCTACATATATAGATAATACAAAGAAAGAGATAACAAATAAATATACATTTGAGGATTTTTGGAATTCATACAATAAGAAAAACGGAAAGAAGAAGGCTCAAGATGTATGGAACAAAATGCGTGAAGAGGATCGCATAAAGGCTGTCGAACTTATGGACAACCACAAGTCAGGCAGGGAGGCAAGGTACTGGAAGGATCCCGAAAGGTACTTGCGAGACAAAAGATGGGAAGACGAACCAATAAAACAAATAACGAAAACAAACACAACGAATTATGACTCAAACAATGCATGGTAAAGTTTCAATCTACAAGGATTTCAATGACTTGCAAGGACACCAAATTAGTGTGTTGGGCGCACTTGAACGAATTCGGACTGGAAAATCAAAGGCACTCGTCGAAAAAGCGAGGCAAGCAACGAACAAGAAGGAGGCCGACGAGATAAAGAAGATGCTCCCCGCTGTTTGTTTCAGCGGAACATTCTCAAGGAGGAAAGATTCCGAACTGATTCAACACTCCGGATACATTGTACTCGACTTTGATAACGTGTCAAATATTGACCAAAAGAGGGATGAATTGTGCGCCATAAGACACATTACCGCTGTTTGGTTGTCCCCATCTGGTAATGGACTCAAGGCACTTGTCAAGATTGAACGAGATACCATGCATAAGGAGCATTTTGATGCCCTAATGACTGACTTCCCCGACATTGACAAGACCGGAAGGAATGTTTCAAGGCTCTGTTTTGAGTCGTATGATCAAGACATTTACATCAACTTGGATGCGGAAACATACACCAAGCTCCCCGTAAAGAAGGAGCATAAGAAGTTAACCAAAGAGGTAGTATCCGAGGTTGTAAACGACGACGACAAGATATTCCAAAACCTCCTCACATGGATGGCGGCCAAGGGCGATGCGTTCCGTGAGGGTGAGAGGAATCACTTTGTGTTCAAGTTAGCAGCAAGTTGTTGCAGGTTCGGGATGCTTGAGGAAACGTGTTACAACCTGATGATGATGCACGTAACCCCCGACTCAAGCTTCAGTCAGAAGGAGTGCAGACAGGCGATTAGAAGTGCGTACCGAGCAAACATGGGTCAGTGGAATACTGCGGAATTCACTAAAGACCAATTAGTTACGAAGACAAGTCAGAAGGAGGTTGACATCGTTCTTACCCAGGAGGACATGGAAGAGTTGAGCAAGGAGGACGTGATTTACGCCGAGGAGGTGAGAGAAAAGGCACTTGAGATCTACGAGAAGGGTTATCAGTCGGCGAGGGAACTTGGTGTCCCGTCACTTGACAAACACTTCAAGCGTGTCAAGGGAGAACTCACCGTGATGAGTGGAATCGGTAACTACGGTAAGTCAAGCTTCATGAAGTGGGAGATGATGATGCGACTGATCAAGTTTGGAGAGAAGGTTGCCATCTTTACACCGGAGGAACTTCCTGCCGAGCAGTTCTACCATGACCTTGTTGAGATTTATTTCGGGATGGACTGCACACCAAAGAACCCATCAAGACCGAAGTACGAGTCATACGCAAAGATCTACGACTGGGTTGGAGAGAACATCTTTATCGTGTATCCAAAGAACGTGGCGCCAACCCCAGAGTACGTGAAGGAAGTGTTCTTGAGTGTAATCATCAAGCATGGCGTTGAGAGGGTTGTAATCGACCCGTTCAACCAGATGTCAAACGACTACTCAAAGAGCGGTGGAAGGAGCGACAAGTACCTTGAGACATTCTTGTCCGACTGCATCAGATTTGCTAGGAAGAACAACGTGTACTTTGATATCATCGTACACCCACACAAGATGAGAAAGGGAGACGACGGGAACTACCCATGCCCAGAGGTATTTGACCTCGCAGATGGCGCGATGTGGAACAACAAGGCGGATAACATCATCATCTACCACAGACCATACGCACAGACGGTCCCAGACTCGCCAATGTGTGAGTTCCATTCTAAGAAGATTAGAAGGCAGAAAATCGTCGGGATGAAGGGAAGCTTCGACTTCGAACTTTTAAGGCAAAAGAGGCGGTTTATTTTCGATGGAATAGACCCAATGGATGCAGCCATTGATGGAAGATATACCCAGTCCGAGATGTTCCAAGAAAAGCCAAAGCAGATGCTGCCCAATTACAACTTCAGCAAGAAGAGTACAAGCTATCACCCCAACGAGTTCAAGGAGTCCTGGGAGTATTAACAGTTGTTAACTTGCGTAATCAAATCATACATGATATATTTGCATAATTAATTAACCAATTCATTAATCAATTAAAGTTATGGGATTAAATTCTAGTGGTTCAAACACAAGCGTAAATTATCTTTCCATCAGCGATGGCAAGATTGCAAAACGAGTAAAAACAGAGGAGCCAGGCACTGTGAAGTGTACGTCTAAGGACGGCTCAAAGACATGGTGGGAACATCGCTACGACTCAGTCAGCGGAAAAATCACGGGTGTCCGCAAGAAGGATTCAGACATGGGATTCGGTTCAAAGCTTCAGATCGAGATCACCGATGGCATTGACAAGTTTGTTCTTGAGATGCCTTGGAGTTCGCGTTACAGCTCTGGATTCTTCCTTTGTATGCCGAACATCGAAACGTCAAAGAACGTCGTGTTCAATCCTTGGATGAAGGTGATCGACGGGACAAAGAAGACGATGCTCTACTTGAAGTACGAGAACTCAAACGAGAACATCAAACACTACTGGACCAAGGACGAGCCAAACGGACTTCCTCAGATGCAGAAGCTTCGCGTCAAGGGTCAAGATGTGTGGGATGACTCAGAGCGTCAGGACTACTTTGAGAAGTACCTAAACGAGAAGTTCATTCCGTCACTTGGAATGAGCCACCAACAGGTCGCGGAGAGTTATGTTGCAAAGCTCGACGCGAAGGCAAACGAAGAGGACGACTTGCCATTTTAATATCTAACCAAAGAGGGGGTCGGAATCCGCTGGCCCCCACTTTAAACACAACAAGCGATGATAGAGACGAAAAGATATAGAGAGTTGATTGAACTTGTCCCAATTAGGAACAGGTCATTGTTTGACAAGATCTACTTCAACAAGAAGATCAACACAGATGAGTTAAGAAAAGAGGTAATCAATGCAATAGAGGCCGTGACCAACGTAACCTTTGAGCAGATGCTTTCTAGATGCCGTGAGGCTGATCTTGTTACGGCAAGGCACATATTCTTTCTCGTGATGAGATCGTGTACAACAGCAACGTATCAAGATATAGGCAAGATGATTGGTCGTGATCACTCAACCGTACTTTACGGCGTGAACAAGGCGATATCTGATTACCACTACTCCAAGCAGCACAAGATTGTGATAGACGCGGTACTGGAGAGAATTGACAGAGATTCGTATGAAATAACAATGGACATGATCAATGGAAGACGAGAAACGCATATCTGAACTACGGGAGGAGAGGGTACATCTTCTCACCGTGATGAGGTTGACAACCGAGCAGAGTAAAATAACTGCCAACGCAACCGAATACAAAAGAAAAATGAAGAGGCTCAAGGAGGTATCATCGGAGCTTCACAAGTTAACTAATAACCCAATATACTTAATAAAATGAACAAGTACGGAACAGTTGAAATCCACGACGCAAGCCGCAAGGTGGATGGAGTAAAGACAAAGGCATTTCGCGTGAAGATCGTGGGAGCCAATGGAGAGAAGCTACAGATCTCTGAGGTATTGAACGAGCCAAAGGCTGTTAAGACACACATCAACGCACTCCTTAAGATCTTCGCGTCTGAGGGAACCGTTAATATCATTGATAGTACCAAGGAAGGTAAATTCAAGAAGTATGTATCAGAATAAATTTACCTGGAAGGAATTGAATGAGTATGCAAACGAGTACGCAGAAAAGCGTATCGCAGAGATGTCTGATGCGTATATTCGTAGGATAAGAATTCTAGAGATGATGAATAAGAACTTTTATGACTACATCTGTGAGCTAGAAAAAACCGATAAACTACGAATGCAGGATGACTTTGACTGCGGTGAATATCCTGGAAGGGATAAATATTAATTCTGGAGGAATTAATTCGATGTTATGGTTTCAAGTAACCGAGTTAATAATATCTTTGTATGGTCACGATGACCACAGTTACATCCTATGGAATTAAGATGCTGCGTCTGTCTACGGGACGCAAGCTCGTTTGTTTTCATTGTTCGTTATAGCCCTCCTCGGTTTCGGGGAGGGTTATTTATTTTGCTTAGAACTGAATAATATGTATGTTTGTTAACAATTTACCCAATGAATAACATAGAAAACTATCTAAACATCTTAAACGATAGTAGAGAAATTCCCGAAATGCAAAAGATTCGGGAGGAGTTCGCAAGACTCGGAAAGGACATAGCCTTAGAATCATTCAGAATCGGCTATTACAGATGGAAAAGAGGAAAGAATGGAAAGACTGCCCAGGTAAAAAAATCTCCCATTATTCGCACCGAAACGGAGAAAAAGACGGGAGAGTTTGACGCCATCTTGAGCAAGTTCGATCCAACCTACAACCCACTTGGTTTACCAGAGTCACTTGAGACAGAGTACAAGCCGTTTAAGATTCCTAGGAATCACAACGACATCCTCCTCCTAAGCGACATCCACATCCCCTACCACAACATTCCCGCACTCACCATTGCGATTGAGTACGGACTCAAGAACAGAGTCAACACGATTCTTCTCAACGGGGACCTGATTGACTTCTACGCAATATCACGCTTCCAGAAGGACCCACGCAAACGTAACCTTGCGAGAGAGATCCTCCTCACAAGGGAGTTCCTTCAGATGCTCAGAAGATTGTTCCCAGCAGCGGCCATCTACTACAAGTGTGGTAACCACGACGCACGTTGGGATCACTACATCATGAACAACGCGCCTGATCTTCTTGGTCTTGACGAGTTCAGCTTTGAGTCGGTGATGCACCTGGACAAGTTAAACATCACGTTCATCCCAGACAAGCAGTTGATCCACGCGGGTAAACTCACGATCCTCCACGGACACGAACTGATGCGTGGTATATTCTCCCCTGTAAACGTCGCAAGGGGCCTATTTAACGCAGCAAAGGCAGACGCCCTTGTTGGACACCACCACCAGCATTCGGAGCACTCAGAACCCAATATAAATGGAAAACTGATTAACACGTACTCTGTTGCCTGTCTTTCTGAGCTTCATCCGGACTACGCGCCAATCAATAAGTACGCCCACGGATTCGCCCACATCAAGGTATTTGACAATGATGACTACGAGGTGAATAACTACAAAATCACGAACGGAAAAATCAAATAATCGCACTAACAATTGTGCATTTCTTTGTAAATTTCGGGTATGAATAAGCCCACCGTCAAGATCCGTAAGCTAGGACGCCAAAGAGCGTATGGACTCTACCATGACGGGGGTTTGATTGAGATTGATCCGCGTGTCCCGATCAGGGATCACATGAGGGTATTGATTCACGAGTACTTACACCACGCGCATCCAGAGTGGACTGAAGAAAAAGTTGATAAGTTAAGCACGGATCTGGCTGATTTTCTGTGGGAAAACTCTTACAGAAGGGTCTCACTTGAATAAATTTGTAATATGACCATACGGATCGTACTTCCAGTTGTTATGGAAACCGAGGAGAAGCGCACGGCTGAAATGCTTGGCGTCACACCCACGAGGTATGAGTGCGAGCCTATGATATTCTACGAGATCGACAACGTCAAACAGTACGACGTCTATAAGAACCTTTGCGTGGTCATGTCGGGTGGAAAGGAACACATTGTCGGACTCCCCTACGAGGAGGTGGACAAGTTGATCATGGAGGACCTCCACCCACCGTTCTCGGCCAACTAAGTTAAAGGAAGTTAAAGATTATGAATACTCACCTTGTGTGATGTATCTTTGCCCCCATGACAACAAATGAAAAGAAAAGGCTATTAATCACTGGACTTGCAGCCCAACAAGTTTACGCCCACTGCCACGACGAGGCGGTTGGACTCGGTGTATTTAGGCAGGACCTAAAGATGGCATCCAAAACACTTGTGGCAAAGCTAGAACGCGAGTTAAAGCCTGTATTTAAGACACTTGGCGATGTCCAAGACGGTGACGTCTACATCGGTGTGCTCCAGGTAATGGAGAACGTGTTCATAGACCTAGCGGAACTTCCGCTTGAGTACTGGCATATGGTAGGTATTTACATCCGTGAAATTAAAGAACTAGCAAATGAAGCGAACGAAGAAAGAGCTAATAGCACAAATAACGGAGGAGTGCAAGGCGAACTCGACAATGAGCGAGGTGATGATAAAACAGATAGTGACACAGAACGTGTCGAAGGTCAAGAGAATGACAAATGAATCAATTGAAATACTAATAGAGATATGCAAACATCAAACTACAGACCCATGTCGGACTATCGAGTAAAGTTCGAACTGTTTTCAGTAAACATGAGCCGCCTATTCAAGCAGATTCAGTTCTGTGTGATCGGGGACCGGGCACTTCTAGGCTGGAAGAAGATTGACTACTACAACGAGAACCGATTTGAGATCTTCTTTATTGAATTCTCGTTCTATAACTCATGATAGCGTTCCCACACATGGTCATCCCCGTCACAACACCTATTGGGGATGGCTACATTCTGTACATAACAGCAAACGGAATGTATGAGAACGACGAGATAACCGTTGTGATGACAAGCAATGGCCAAATAAGACACTTTTCATCAGATCAAGTCAAGGTCTGGAATAACTCAACTTACGGAATCCACTCAGATGAATGAAATTATAGCTTACACCCTTGGAGTTGCAACGTGCATGGCATTGTACTACTTCATGAAATTCACAAAGAAGAAGTCAGAGAACAAAAAAGAAAAGGTTGTCATAGGTTTTATGACTTCACTTGGTCCGATGAATTCTTTTAACCCATACAGTCCAAACTACACCACAAGCACTACGTGGGATCCAATGCCAGGAAAAACTGAAATCCCGCTTCTTAAAGAGGACGTGTGGGAAATGTGTGTTGAACTCTACGAGTCAAAGATCATAGACTCAGATAAGTTCAGAAAGGTCTCTAAACTTCTTGACAAGAATAAAATTAAGGAGGCGTTTGAATTATTGCACTCCTAAAGAAAGACGGGTAGCTCCCGTCAACCCCAGGGGACCAATACTTACGGTAATCGATCGCACCCCGTATGAGGTCCTTTGGGTAGGTCAGGTGGCGGAATTGGTAGACGCTATACTTATGCAGTTGAAGCTGGGTAATTCAACAATACAAGTTCGAATCTTGTCCTGACTACTAAAATCCAC